ATGATGACGATGTTGTCCCTGCCGCAACAAGAGAGCATACAACATCCGTTACGGCGTCAAGTGCTGTGACAAGATCGGCTAATGTGTCATAAGAGGCGTTTGTCAGTGCATAAGTTGTTGTTGATGAGCCTATCGTAAGAGTAAGCACATTATTCTCAATATACATTGTCGCCGTTGTTTGCGAACCTGTGTACTGTATCCTGAAAGCTTCTGCCATGTCAAACACCGAATAATCTTTCCAAAATATTCATGAACAGTCCAGCAGCTCCCATTCCGCCGAGTATCTTTGCGAGTGTGATTGCACCTTCTGCCCTATCTTGCCAAGACTCGACTTCTTCAATCTTTGTGCATACTTCTTTTATTGCGAGGTTTTCGCTTGTAGAATTTTTTTTTATCCATTCCAAGTCGTTCTTTATCGTGGCCAAATCCTGCTGTATCCCGATTATTGCGGCAGTGACCTGTGAACTGTCCATCAAATCCATCCCCTTCTTTTTATGGGCCGCCAATCACATAGATTGTGCTGTTTGATTCGTAAGCAACATACCATTTGGTCGGTTGTCGTAACTGCATACAGAACAGCACGTCGTCAAGTGTTCCAGATATCTTATAATATGGGCTGAATGAGTCGTCGATTGTTCCGCCTGCCGCAAGTGTTGCTGTTGTGCCTTTGATATCTGCCGCCCCAAGATTGTCAAGAGGTGCTGTTGCGAGAGTTTCAAATCTTGCCTGAACATAAACGTCGCTGTATGGTGTGACCGATATGTCATCCCTTGATTCCATAGCGTCTTCAAGTTCCCCAAAGGTCTTGTAAGTTGCAACTGTATAGGTCAGGGTTTCGGTAGTTGTCACTGTGAACAGTGTTGTTATGTCCTGTGTTGATACGTCAACGAAAGCTGTTGCGACTGAATCGTCGTCACCGTCCCACTCGACTATTGTGATGTCTGTTACGGCACTCAATGCTGTGATAAGCTCCCCTCTTGTGTCGTAGTTTGCGTTTGTGATATCCCAAGTTTGAGTTCCCGAGTATGTCAGGTCAAGGGCCGTCTTGCAACTTGTGGCTTCCATGTCAACCAAATCGGCTGATGCGAAGGCGTTGTATGTTGTTCCATACACTGTGCAGTTGAAATCGTCCCTTGCGGCTATCGCTGCGACCACTTCACCTATTGTGTTGTAATTTGCGTTTGTCAGGTCGTAAGTTGTGTTTGTTGCGTTAGCATCCCTTGTTATTGTCAGTGTGTCTGTGGCTATTGCCGCTGTGCAGGTTGTTGCATCCCCAGTGTATAATATCTCTATTACAGGGACAGCTGTCCTTATGATGTCGAAGCTGTTTGCGTCTATTGTGATAGTGACCGCACCTGCACTTTCGCCGCTGTAAGTGATGTTGAAGTCTTTGACCTCCGTCAAAACAACGGATACAGTCCCGCTTGATACTGCAACGGTGGCGGTTGTGCAAGCCCCGTCGTATTGCACCGTTGCCACGTTGACAGCAGCCAATGCCGGACTCACCATCAGTGCCGCCAACATGGCCAGAATTATTGTGATTGTAATTTTTTTCATTTTATCCCCCTAAAAATAAAAGGGATTAATAACCCTCTGCTCTCCAGTATCCATCTTCATTATCTGCGGTAACAACAGTCACGGCACTACCTGCAACGGGCAAGGTTTCGTTAACAACTGGTGCTGTTGCAATTACAGAACTTCCAGATGGTTGAAGTTGTATAAACTCGCAAATTGCGAGTCCTGTGTCAATATCCCCTCCCGTTTCTCCGTTGCCGTTTGTGTATGTTCCCCTTGTGACCATTTTGTCGCCAGCTTTACTGTAACTTGTAATTGTGCTTGAAAATGCCATCTATCTCAATCCTCTTTCTTTTCCTCTTTCTGTGGGTTGCCACGCTTGGCCTTTGGTAAATTTCCAAGATTAACACCATCGATTACGGTGAATCCGCCCTTTTCCCGGAACATCTTGATGTCCTCAGCGTTTTCGACCTTGGCCTCCCTGTTTGGTCCTGTAAAAGAGTACCTTAGGCCTGATACGCCCTCGTAGCATACATATGTCTCGGGTCCGTTGTATCTAATCCTTGCCATCTGATCACCAGAAAAAAATAAAGAGGATTATTTCAATCCCCTAATCTTGCCCTGTGCAGCGAATCTATCGCACCAGATCTCGCCGACCCATGTGAAGACCCCTTCCTTTCCAAAGGTGTTCTGGACAAACGGGTCAGTTGTCTCCATGTAGGTTATCGGCTTTAGCGTTTCAAGGGAGATGTGGTCAAGGTCCAGGATGTAGATTCTGGATATTGTGTCCTTGACTACGTTGGTGGATCTTATTATTGGTATGCCGTTGAATGTTGCTACGGGGATGCCGGCTTCCTTTCCTCTGACCTTTATTCCCTCAACGGTAAATTCGACATATGCGTCAGTTGGGTATGTCTCCTTTGGCCTCTCAAGCTGTGCAATCCTTGCGGCAGTGTCGTAACCTGTGAGTATGACCTTGTTCTTGTCAGAATCCCAGTAGGGCTCGCATGCGGCAATAACGTCGTCGATTAATCCAAGCGTGAGTGTCCTGTCAGTTTCTGTGCCAGATACTCCGGCATGGCTGACCTGTGCATCCGTCCATGTTGCTCCAGCATCCCTGTCAAGGCCGTAGATATCTGCCTCGTTAGACCCAAGCTCTGTATCAAGCTCGGAGTAGGAGGCTATTACTCTGTCAAGCGGTGTTATGATGGTGCCATCTGTTGCAGCCCCGTCCGCATCTGCCAGTATGTTCCTGTTCAAGGTGTTCTTGAATTCTGATGCGGTGTAGTTTATGATGTCTGACCATTTTACTGTGTCGTCCTTTCCCTCAAGGAGCATTTCAATCTCTGATATGTTTGTTGCCCTTGCAATCCTGTGGGGCGATACCCCTATCTCTGCAAATGTCGGCTTTAGTGTTGCAGGGATTGCGCCAGTTTCTGTTACGTTCCCTCCTGAAGTAAGCCCTGCTGCTGTGATTGCCCTGTATCCTGATTTGTTCCATGCCCTCTTTGGAAGTATGGAAAAGGCGTTTGCCTCTGTAACGACCTGGGAGTTCAGGGTGGCTCCGTAAATGACGTTTCTTACGCCGGTAGTTGATGTAATGACGGGGGCGTCAGATTTCTTTAGCTCAAACCTTTCTATCTCCTCGTCAAGCTCGCTCATCCTCTTTGCCTTCTGGAGGACCTTCACATCGAATCCTGAATCCTTTAGCGGCCTCCAGTAGTAGTGATTTAGCATCTCTTCGTAACTGTTAAACATGGGTGTTACCATTTTTTTCACCTTTATTCGAATTTAATCCTTGATAGGGATTTAACAATCTCGTCAACCGTTGGTTCTTTTGCTTCAACATCTGCTGATGTCTGGACTGGCTTGAACTCGTCCCTGAACTTTTTGAGTTCCTCTTCCAGTTTTTCGACCTTTATTTTGAGCCCTTCGCTTGGTTCAGGTTTTGGTTCTTCCTTTGCGACTTGTGGCTCCTCTTTTGGTTTTTCCTCTTTCTTTGCTTTGAGTAGGTCGTAAATCTCATCAATCTTTGAAAGAGGCTCAAGCTTTGATTGCATTTCTGCTTTGTAGGTTTCAAAGTCGGACTTTGTGACAAATTCGACCTCAACCTTTGGTTCTTCTGTTTTCTTTGCTTCCTCTGTCATGTTATTCTCCTCTTTGAGAATGTCAAACTGTGCCGCCGGATTTGCTCCGTTCTGGCAGATTGTGACTGCCGATAGATTTATATCTGAAACAATCCTTGCACAGTTCTCATCAGACTTGCATGGCCGAGAGTTGACCACGTTGCCTGAAATTGAGTATGAGCGGTATTGGCCCTTTTCAATTGCCTTTCTAATCTCTGAACAATATTTTGTGTCGTTCCATATTTCCGCAAGGACAAACAACGCCTCTTTTGCCTTCTCAAGCTTGCTAAATTTTGAAAGCTCGTCATCTGTGGGCAAACGAACCTCCGTCTTGAAGGTTAAACCGGCCTTGGTGTAGGACTCGATTATCTCGCCCACAATCTGATCCTTGTGGTCAACTGTAACCCGAGCCCTTTTCAGTAGCTGGGGTAACGCCTTTTTTATGGCATCAATCTCTATTATGTCGCCTTGCGTGTCAAGAATCTCGGCTGATGCCGGACCATAGATAAAAAGCCTGTCGTTTTCGTCAAGCTTGTAAAATTCCCCTGTGAAAGTGAAGTCCATTTACTCACCTATTAGTTTCAATAATTTCTGCGATATCCTGTCAAGCATCTTCTCAAGCTCCTCCATTGCCGAGTTGTAGAGATACTGTGTCCTTGTCATTGGCCTTGTCATTGGCACACCGAGAGGAGGCGGTTCGACGTATTTTGCGTAGTCAACATTGGCCGAAACTTCAGCACCAGTTCCGTATCGGTAGCCCATTATAGACTGGGCCAAATTTCCAGTCCTGTAAGGTGCTCTTCTCTTTGCAAGGTTTGAAGTTCGAAGTGCCCAAGAGTGTATCTCGGATTGAACAATCTTTGCAGCCTCGGAAGGAAACTTTGCGAGTATTTCCCTAATCTTGTCCTCGTGAACCTCAATCCTGAAGTATATCATGCTCCCCCGTAGCCCTCCTCTTTCATCTCTTGCGTCCTGTATTCGTAGTAGCAACGGCAATGCGGGTGAAACGGTATGTCGCCTTCAGGTATTGATTCATTTAGGCCATGCCATCCCCTTCCGGCAGCGTCGGCGCAATCCTCGCAACCAACGTCGTCGTCCCTGAAAATCACCCTCTTCTCTGAAGCACCGAGCTCTGTTGCGGCGGCATTTCCGGAATTGATAAATGCCCTTGTCCCTTCTGTTCGGGCAACCATCCGCCAGTAGTAAGAATTTCTTACTTCAAAATATTCCGATAATCTTTTCTTGACCTTTGTCCAATTGTAGCCTTCAAGAGCCTCTTCCTCGATAATTTCGAAAATCTTCTGCTTTTCCTTTGTTGTCCATGTCTTCATGAAAGGCGTTTCATACCCGTCAAAGTATTCCTGTAGGTAGGCCAGTGCATAAGGATCAAGGTCGGTCTTTGACAGCTTTTTGTTGTATTCCCTGAATATCTTCAGATAACCGTCTTGGAATATCGGGAAAAGGTAATGCTTCAATGTTGCATCGAAGGCTTTCGCCGAGTCCATTATTTCAGCTTCAATCTCTCTTGTAAGTTTGGATCTGTCAAGTGACTGTGATTGTGAAGTGATGATGTCTTGTATATTCTTCCCGTATTTGTTTGAAATGGACTCTAAGGCGGCCATGATGTCGTCAAGCAGCTTGTCAGGGATGTAATCGTGCCACGACTTCTCTAACCCTTTTTTTTTACCGAACTGAAAGAAGTTGAGAAAATCATCAGGGACTTCTTCCTCGTAGACAATGCGCTCCGCTTTTGTGGGTTTGAACTTCCCGTCTGCCGAAATCTCAACGTCATACCCGGCGTTTGCGTAGATGGCGTAAGTTTCCGCCTTCATCTTCTCCAATAACGCATTGTGCTCGTCATCCTCGACCTCTATCTCGCCGAATGAGAAATACCAGTCGGTGATTCCAAGCGGCTGGAGA